TAAAAATATTTTTTTATGTTTTGTTTTTGTTGCACCTTTGCCTGTAAATTTTGTAATGGGTGATGACTTACGACTAGGGTCATAAGCGTATGATGTCAACTCAAATGATATTCTAGGCAATGATATTGCAACATTATCATCAAAATTTGATTGTTGTTCAATCCTTGCAAGAAATCTTTGCATAGGACCGTATGCTATGGGAACTTTTAGTTGACTTATGGTTTTACCATCAGTTCCAAATTTTTTGATTCTTATATTGTTGAACAATGTACCGAAAGCAATAACTGTCTTTCTTATCGTCTCATTGTAGAAATAACTTCCTAACATTATACTTCACCAAATGGGTTTCTTTCTGTAAAATCTAAGATGCTGCTCTGTGAGAGATCTTGTATTTCATCACCAGTTTCAAATACATCATCATCACTATAGTCAATACTATCTAGGGTGTATACAGCAGTGCCATATCCAACATTGACAATATTCTCTCCAACCGCAAAATCACCAGAGAGATTTCTAGCAAGTAGAGTGTTACTTTCAGTATCCCACTTAGTCACAAACGCTGTTGTAAGTGATGATTCGCCAGTTATTATCTCACCATATTTGAATGTACCACTTCCGATAGTTGACGCAGCACCAATGGTGACTGATGGCGTAGCAGTATAACCGTAACCTGCATTTGTTACAATTATACTTTCAACTTGATTGGTGGTGGTATTGATTGTAGCAGTTGCAATACCTTGTACCCCACCTGAAGGTGGTAAGTTGAATGATACTGTTGGAGGAGCGTAATATCCCTTTCCTTTGAATGCTATAGAAATAGGACCTATGACACCTGCTGTGCCCACACCAGCTGTAGCTGATGCTCCTGTGCCCTTACCATCTTCAGTTACAAATTGGATAGTTGGTATAAAGGTATAACCTGCACCAGGATTTGTTATACTAATACTTTCAACTCGTAGTGATTTAAAGTTACGTGTACCAGTAGTGGATGTAATTGCTACAGCAGACGCTTGTACACCACCTACAGGTGGTTCAATAATTATAGTTGGGGCATTTGTATATCCTGTGCCACCAGAAATAATATCGATTTTATGAATACCACCATCTACGAGAGATGCTGATGCAGTCGCTCTTGCACCTGCGTCTCCTAATATCATGGTGACATTGTATCCTTCATCATCAAAGTCATCATCTATGGCATCAATACCAGTATCGAATGTCTCCTCTCCGTACTCGAATGGTTCACATGTCAATTCATATGTGTAGGTATCTTTGAGTTGGTAAAAATTCTCTATATCATTTACATACTTGATTTCAAATATTATATCTCTAAGTGGGAAATACATAAGATCTCCCTCAAATGGTCTTTTCTGATCCTCTACTCTACCAGTAGGTCCTGTTGCTGCACTAGGAGACTTCCAGAGGAGAGGAGCGATACCATTCTCATACCTATCTGATGATATAACTATCTTCATCTCTGCTGTTGACCTTACACCAAATTTTGTAAGGAGATTGTATCCAGAATCAAATCCTTCGTATGATGATATGTAACCCTCTATAGGGAATGATCTATCGAACTTAGAACTTCTAATTTCCCTCATCACACTAGCACTCGTCACAAGAACACGAGGCATGTAGATAAACTCAATACCGTGCATCCTGATCTGCTCATTGACCAGTTCTTGTACAAGGGTTTGTTCACCCTTACTACCTTGTAAGAAAAAAGGATTGAGTGCCATCAGCCAATCATATCAAATATGGGCATCTCGAATTCGTTTGCCATCTTATCCTCTATTGCTTGTAGTTCCGCTACACCATCATCATATATTTGTCTACAGTTTAGTTCTACACCACCTGGCAATTTCACACCTTGGAATTTGATGAGATTCTGACCCCACTGTTTTTTCAATAATGCTACAAAGTATCTTTTTATCCATCTATCGTTATAGACCTTAGGATAATCATTAGGATCTACTACCCTATAACACTCTATGATAAGATAATCATCTTCCTTCATACTACTATAGTCAGTATCAATATATAATTTGTTTTGTCTTCTATTGAATCTTATTTGTTTGTCTGGGTGTAATATAAAATCAATATCTTCTAGGTATCTCTTGATTTGTGTATATTGAAGCAACTCCATTGAACTGAAATAATATATTTCATTCAAAAATAATTGATAGGTCACATTGAACATGTTAGATGCTATAGCACGACTATCGACCTTCCAAACTTTTTCAATACCTATTACTGCATCTGGTATTTGAATAAAGTTCTGTGTCTCTTCAAATGAAAATGTAGTAGCACCAATACCTGTAATATTTACACTAGGACTGGTAGTTGTAGTAATACCAAGTGATGTCTCACGACCTGGTGCACTGGTTGCTTGTATGGTATCTGTAAAATCTTTTGTTATCTTATGTTTTAGATACATCTTCTCCACACCATCCATGTGACGATCTTGATAGAAAATTATAGTATCATCTAAAGCATCTTCGATCTGTTCTTCTGCAATATTGATTTCTAGAACGGGAGCACCTAGTTGTCTCTTACCGTAGTCAATTAGTTCTTGTCTTGTAGATGGTTGTGCCATGTTCTTATTTATCGAGTGATTACAATGTCAAAATGATCACCTGCAGTCAATCCAGTGACAGGATTTATGATTGTTACAGATGGATTACCTAAAGTATAGTCTGTGCCAATTTCTTGGAAAGTACCATTCAAATAAACTTGTGTGTTGTCTGCTGTGGTGCTTGTATCTGTAGCAGTAAATTTCGTTTGACCTTCGTTAGCAGTAAAAAATTCTTCAGCATTTGCATTCATTATACAAACTTCATCACCTGCTTTTGTTGCAACACTAAACACAACTGGAGATCCAGCAGTGTAGTCTGTACCTCTTCTTAGCATAATACCATTGAGATAGCAGTGAAACTTATTCTGTGCTGCCTGTTCGCCACTGATAGTGAATGTGGTTTCACCACCTGTTGCTGTGACTTGTCTTTCCTCTACAGTGTATCCATATCCTACTTTAGTTACAACTCTTGTTCCTACGTCAAGTCCAGTGTTAAAAGTTGCTACTTGGGTGCCAGTCAAAGTAAAATCTTGTGTTGATCCTGAACCTACTCTACCTCTTACACCGTTGAAGAATACTTCTACAGGATATGTCTTAGTTCCATCATTATGTAAGTTGGGAAGAGTAAATGCAGTTTGACCTGCTGTAGCAGTATAAGCGTTTTGAGATATGGTTGTCGCTGTGCCTGATCCACTTTCTGCAGTAATAAATGAAAGTGTACCATTTCCATCTGTGGCAAGAACTTGTCCATTATCCCCGTCATCTGTTGCTTGTTGGGGGAATGTAAATCCACTTACTGTGCTTACTCCAGTAAGATTTGCATTGTTTATTTTACCAACACTAAGAGTATTAGATGATGGGTTGTAGTTTATATCTGTATCTACTCTTACAAATCTGTTTCCTGTTGTACCAGAAACAAAAGCAATATATCTTGTGCTATTTGTAGAATCGGCAGAAACACCAACAGATGCAGCAGCACCAGCAGCGATTGATCCTACAGAAATCCATTTAGTATCTGTTCCGTCTGATGATAATAACTGTCCATTAGAACCAAAACCATTATCACCATCAAGCACCTGTGCTTCAAACTTTACGTTGCCACCGAAAGTTGTGACACCTGAAATACTTACATTATCTAAGTTAGTATGTCCATCTACATCTAGTGCACCGTTTAGATCACTATTACCATCTACTTGTAGAGTTTGTATCAGTACGTTCTCTGTAGATACACCAACTTCTCTTACTGTTGTTCCGACTCCAACACCTGCTTGACCTGCTGCTATAAAGACTTTACCGTCTGCAGTGTTGATTGCAAATTCCCCTAAGTCCAGTGTAGAGGGGTAATGTGGAACTTTGCCAGCGACGCTAGATCGCTTTATCTTAATTTTTGGATTTGCCATTCTGGTATGTACCTATACTGACTGTATGTACAGTCCAGATTATTTATGTTATAATTAGTTGTAGGGATTTATTATGAATAACAAAACACTTGTCGTGCTCACGGGACCTCAGGGTTCGGGCAACCATCTCTGGTCTAAAATTC